TGCTTGTTGTGCTAATTGATAATTTGTGCTTGTGAATGGAATGTTAACATTTGGATAAATTGATTGACCCGTAAAACCGCCAAATCTATTAAATGATTCATTAAATTTTGCAACTAAATTAGCTGCATTGAACCCTTTTGATATTGGAACTCCAAACAATGAACCCTTAGGAGTTTTTTGTTGTTGACTTAGATATTTTTGTGCTTCGTTTATTTGGGCCTTTATTCCAGTAATATTAACGTCAGCTAAATTCCTTTCATAACCTAAAATATTTTTTGCAATTGATAAATTACTTTGTTTAACTGATTCTAAAGTGTCAATGTTTGATTCTAATTTTTGGACAGCTTGAGTTTGTGCTTTACCAAGCAAATCACTAAAGGGATTGTTAAACGGAGTGTTTGTTTGAGGTGACGATAACCCTCGACTCTTAGAGAGAACCAAAGCTGCAATGAGTGCGCCACCAATAAGAAGAATTTCATTGGGTTTCATCAATTACAAAATAAGCACTTGTCAATTTTAAAGGTTTTGCCATCAAAGATAAGACCAAATCCTGCATAACATGCAGTGCAGAATTTTCCCTCCTCAAGACCCCTTCTAGACCCCTTCCAAATCAGCGGTAACATTTTCAGTTTTTCCTTTGGGAGTTTTAACAAATTTAGAAATTAAATCAGATACCTTTTCTGGATTATCTTTTACCATCTTTTCAATAAATCCCATAGCCTGCGGACTTTGTATTAATGGCTGTAGATTTTTTGGCAGCATTGGGGCAAATTGAGAAATTAAAGAAGATATAGAACCAATTGGGTTTTCACTATCAAAATCTTCCTTGTTAATTGATACGCCTTGTTTCATTTTATTTAATTTACCATTTAGTTTCTTATTGTCCTGCTCCAGGTCGGCAATATATGATACGTATCTATTCTTAAGCTTCCCGTGTATTTGGTCAGACCCAAACACGTTTCTAGTGATTACTATACCGCAAACACCTGCTGCAATAACAGAGACTAATAAAATCCACTCAATCATTTAAAATTCCTCACTATATTTACAATCACAAATATTACATCTCATTTTACTTTCACCTTTACATTTTCTATTTTTCCTTGCACAAAATTTACATGGTGATATTTTTCCGTAAGGTTTGTCCATTGAATTTTGTGTTTTACATTGTTTACATCTTAATCGAGGAGTAATAGCTTCTTGAATCTCTTTGATATAATTATAATTCATACTATTCATACTATCCATACCTTTAAAACTCTTTTTTACCCCCCCTTTCCCCCCTACAACCCCCTAAACCCCTATTATTCCGCTATGTTTATCTTTATGACTATCTTACTTATCCTATCCTCAAAGGGAAGGCAATCTGGGTGAATTGTGCTTTCGGGGCTGGGGAACCCGAAAAAAACGGAACGGTAGTGAACGTTTTGTTTCGGGGGAATTAGGAATGTTTTTAACGTATCTGTGTGTGTGTCTATAATATGGGAAGCCAAAAAGAAAGGGTCGAGAGATTACAACTCTTGGCTAAAATGAAGAGAGAACAACAAGATGATGGCATGAGTGAAGTACTAAGTAGGAAATTACTTGAAGATTATATGATTCAAGTGTGGTATTTGGGCCATCAAACAAGAAGTGATTATCTTGAAGTTCTCTTTAGGAGTCAACAAAGATGACAGAGGACTCTAAGTCTGTAAAGAATTGGACATATTTGAGCTGTCCTCAATGTCAAGAACCGATACAAGATGACAAACAAATACGCTGCAGCAATTGTCAAGTCTTATTCGATTGGGATTAAATCCCTTTTTTTTTATTTAATTTGAATACCGGAATACGATGGGGGGCTTAAGTCTGCATTACATAATAAATAATTTGTGTTAGTTATCCCTATTCTCTGATTTGATTCAGCAAAAACTGTATTATTAGAAATCCTACAATTTGATACAGTTACACCATCATAAAGACCACTAAATGTATTAGAACCACGACCGCCAGGGAAGGTAATAATAATTTCAACATTCGCAGCAGGTTGCACAAAATGGTCAACACCTAATGTTGTAAAAATACCGTTTATAATATCGCCCGATACCATTTTAAAATTCCCAAGCTACTACTTCGTCATGTGAACCACGTTTGATTGAAATTTCATTAATTACTTTATCTTTACCTTTTGCATCTTTAATGATAAATGATTTTCTTGGCATTGAATTTTGTTGAATTGTATACTTGCAATGTAAACAAGGTTTAACTGGATGCTCTTCCATCACTATCCCTTTTTTACAAGTACAAGTCATTTTTTTCCATAAAATTTGAGTATCATCTTTTAAATTATTAATTTTAAATGTTTTTTTTATTTCAGTTTTTAATTTCATGTTTAAGCTCCTAGCATCCCAAAATTATTCTACTATACAAATTTGTATCTGCTATTTGAGTTAAAGAAGTTGATAAAGAACCCCCATCATTAGCTAATGAACTGTTATGAGTATGCGCTGTAACACCGCTGGAACTACCGCCACCACCAAAGGACATTAGACCATGACCTCGATAGGAACTTCTGTCCTGGTTGCAGGGAGTACTTGAGCTTCAACGAGTGTAGTTCCTGCAACTCCAGCTTGAACAGTTAGATAGTTTACAACTGTATTATCTATGGTATCGAAATTAGATGCTGCTAAACTTTGAAATTGACCATTAAGATTATAATCATAAAAACATGCGTTAGCTCCATCATTGTTAGTAATTTTTAAACTGATAGCTCTTCCTAAAAATTGGTCTGGGAATGATATACCAAAGTTAGTTAGTAAAGGCGCTGCAGGAACTACTATTCTTACAGGATAAAGGAGTGGAGTATTTCCACTATTTAGTGCATAATTATTAACTATCGAATTGGAAAACGGCATAAAAAAATTCTATCTCCTAGTTCAAAGGTGAACCATATCTTACAAGTATTGTTGTTGCGGTTGCAGCTCCTGCTCCCGTTTGCGTACATTGCCATTGATACGAACCGCTAGACATACTAACGGGGCCTATGGGTACACGACCTGCAGTTAATGGACTTATTGCTGTAGTAAAAGCTCTTACACTTGTAGCATTACCATTTTTCACCAAAGTGAATTGATACTGTAGAGCTCCTGCAGGGTCTGGGTTATTAACAATGTCTTGAAGTACGTTAGGAGTTAACGTTAGGAAGTTATTCTGTAAGGTCTGATTGTCAATTGCAAACACTGGAGCGTTTAAAGCAACTGGAGTTGCAGTATACGTGCGTTGTACTGGTAAAGCCATGCTAAACGCCTGACTCCTCTAGTGGGGCTGTAGCTCCGCCAAACATTCCACCGAGTGAAGTTAATCCACCTGATAAAAGTAGGTTAGCAGCGCCGCCAACGACTCCGCCTGTCAAGAAACCTGCTCCAATAGATGCTATTGGGGCATATTGAGGAGCAACTCGACCCACAACGATTGTTGCTAGGCTTCCTGCTCCGATTCCTTTAATGACTTCGCCAATCATACCTGACTTTAAAGAACTTCCTATACCACGACCAACGCTTCTGGTTCGTCTGGTTACTGTTCTTCGTCTTGCCATACTCTTTGTTGGTGTTCTTCTATTAGTAGTTGTTGTTTTTCGTCTTGTTGTTGTCGTTTTTCGTTTAGGTGTATAAGCACGTCGTGCCGTTTTGCGCACTTGTCCTTTTTTAGTTGATGATTTTCTTTTTTTAAATCCGCCTGACTTCATAATTTTAGCAAACTTTCTTCTTGCTGCTAATTGTCTTGCACTAGCCATATCTTGTACTCCTGTTAGAATTTAATCCACGATTATTTACTGCGACATAACTTAATGGATTTTGATTAACTACGTCTTGCGCTTGTTGTGGTGTTTGTGGCTGTTTGACCTGTGGCCCTAGATAAGGAGCGTTTACAATTGCAGGAGAACCTAATACACGTCCTGGACTTGCATAAGTTGTTGGAAAATTTTCAATAATTGGAACTCTTGTAATAATTGGTGTTTGTGTTTGTGGTGTTGATTCCACTTCTGTTGGTTTCATATTGTAAGGGTCATATTTTCCTGCAGGGTCTACAAATCTATCTGCTGCTAAGTTAGGGTCTAGACTTGTTGCTTCTTCTAATCTTGCCCCTGCAACTAATAGCGGATTGTTTGCAGGATTATAATCTAATGCACTTCTATCTTGAGATAGAGAACTACCAAAAGAATCAAATAAACTTGAAATACCACCACCGAGTTTAGAACCTATTCCACTTGCGCCGCCGAGTTTGTAAAAACCTAAAACTGCAGCGCCTATAATTCCTAAAGTCGCTAATGTAGTAATTGAAACCATGCTATACTATAATCGTTAAGTAATTTAACCATATCGGCTTAGATTACCGTATTTAGTCTGATATTCTTTTTGTAATTTGCTTATTTCGTCCTGTGCTGTATTTATAAATTCATTAGTAGAAGTGATGTTTTTTTGTGCGGTTTCATATTGTGCTGCTTGTTGTGCTAATTGATAATTTGTGCTTGTGAATGGAATGTTAACATTTGGATAAATTGATTGACCCGTAAAACCGCCAAATCTATTAAATGATTCATTAAATTTTGCAACTAAATTAGCTGCA